ATGGCGGCCCGGGACGAGATGCTGCGCGCCTTCCAGGGCGACGGCGCAGACGACGAGGCCCAATCCGACGGCGAGGAGATGGCGTGGATAGGCGAGGCCGAGGAGCAGCCCGGCGACGCAGAAGGCTCCGACATGCTCGATCTGAAGTCCGGCGATGTGCGGACGAAGGCCGATGGGAGACAGAGTCGCGAAGGCGATGCCGGCAAGGCAGAGAATGCCGACGGCGCGAAAGGCAGGGCGGGACGGTTTGAAGGACCTCATTCTCGCATCTTGCGGGGTGAATCTTGTCCAAAGCATGTGCACTGCGTGCGACCTCTGCTGCGCTGCACAACGAAACCTATGGGCCCCGGCCGGTTCCCTGGGACGAAAATGCATCACGCTTCGGCCGATTGCAGGCCACTGACAGCATGCAATGCCGCGCAAGGTTGACTTCGCACGGAGCGGCGTCCTCGAACTCTGCCGGGCAGGCGCCGAGCGCGCGGCTGGCAGGAGAGGTCATGAACCAGCACACCGACGTCGCATCGAACCGTCCCATTCTCGCAGGACCCGAGCGCCGCAATCTCAACGTCCAATGGCTGCGGGCAGCGGCGGCCCTCTTCGTCGTTCTCTACCACGCCTCGCACTATCTCTCCGCGACCTTCGGAGACGATCGTTTCATCCGCATCTTCGACGGTAAGTTCGGCCTCCTCGGCGTCGCCATCTTCTTCGCGATCACCGGCGCGCTCATGGCGGACCTCTTCCGCCGGACGGAGCCGACGCTCTTTCTCGCGCATCGTCTGGTGCGGATCTACCCGCTCTACATTCTCGTCTATCTCGTGGTGACGACGCTTCGGCGGGGCGAGCCGCATTTCGACATCAGGGCGGTGTCGCTGGCCCTCGTCGGTTCCAGGGCTCAGTTCGAACTCGGCATCGAGTGGACGCTGATCATCGAGATCTTCTTCTACGTCGTCCTGTTTATCCTGGCGGTCATGCGCGGCGCGCGCTGGCTGGAAGCCTTCGCCCTCGTCTGGCTCGCGGCCATCGGCGTCGCCGTGCTCGTCGAACCGGCCCAGATGGCGCAGACCTTGCTGCCGACCGTCCTGCAGGTCTTCTTCCTTCCGGGGAATGCGGCCTTCGCGGGTGGGCTGCTCATTCCCGCCATCCTGAAGCGTGGGGGTTTCCCGCCGGCCCTCGCCGCCGTCGCCTTCGGTTTCGGCGCGGTCAGCATGTCGGTCGATCTGGCCTATGGTCGGCTTCTCGGCGCGGTCGCGGCCGTGATCATCGTCGGCGCCGCCTTCGGCCACGTCCCGTCGCGCGGTGAGCCGACGCGGATCGAGCGGGGCTTCGCCAAGCTCGGCGACTGGAGCTATGCCCTCTATCTCTGTCACGTGCCGATGATCTGGCTCGTCTACGCCCATCTCGAAGGCTCGACGCCGTTCCTGTGGCTGGCCGCCGTCTCATCCGCCGTGCTGATTTCGATTCCGGTCGGGATGCTCGACGTCGCCCTCTATCGCCGTTTGCGCGCGGCGACGAACCGCTCGACGATGGCGGTGCGTGCGCGGTTGATCGGCGCCTACCTGATCGCCTACGCGGTCGTGGCCGTTCTCTTCGTCTTCAAGCAGGGATGACGACGCTGCCTCGGCGTGGCGTCGCGAAAGGCGCCGCGCCGGCGAACGCAGTGTCGGCTTTGTCCGGTTTGTCCGGGTGGAATCATCTCGCTTGTTCGCAAGCGGCGCAGAAAGGCGCATCGCGGTGCGGTTCGGCATGACGAACCCACTTCATCGCGGGAGACATGATGGTTTTGGAAAGGGAAAAAGGGCGCCTCGACGGTCTTTGGCGTCGCTGCGCGTGCGGGCGAAAGCCCGGAGGAACACGATCGATGCGCGTTCCAGGTCGGTCAAGCACCAGATGAGGTCGCAGACGGCGACATCGGCTCCGGAACTTTTGAAGCAATATGAAGGAGCCGAAATGGCTCCCCGAGTAGGCGTTAAGCCTATGATATTGCTGTCTATAACGGCAGCCTAGCCCATAGACTTCGGGCTTTTCGTTGCCCATATTGTCCATAACGGCCGTATTGGACGGCTTTAGGTTATGGACAGCGTTAGGCACCATCTTGGCCCGTCACAAGCTAACCGACACACGCATCAAGGCCCGCACGGAAGCCGGCATCATCGGCGATGGCGACGGCTTGTTCCTCAGGATCAAAGGGACAGGTACGAAGTCGTGGGTGTTCGTCTGGCGTAAAGACGGCAAACGCCACGAGCTTGGATTCGGCGCCTACGCCAGCGGAACCCGGCACGTAACATTGGCGCGCGCTCGGCTGCTCGCCGACGAAGCCCGGGCCATCCTTGGTACCGGTGGCGACCCAAAGACGGAGATGTCGCATCGCAAGGCGGTGGTGAAGCAAGTGACATTCGGTCGTGTCGCCGATGAGTACATCGAGACGATGGCGCCTAAGTGGAAGGGGGGCAAAACCAAAGTGGCCTTCGAACGCTTCGCGAATCAGTATGCGGCCGCGCTTCGTGAGATGCCGGTTTCATCGATCGCAACCGAAGACATCGTGACCGTCCTGCGGCCGCTGTGGACCGAGAAGCCTGAAACAGGCCGGAAGGTTCGCGAGCGAATAAAATCCGTTCTCGACCACGCCAAGGCACGCGGTCTGCGATCAGGTGACAACCCGGCGGAGTGGAAAGGCCACCTCGACCAAATCCTCCCTTCTATGGAGAAGCTGACGAAGGGCCACCACCCGGCCATGCCGTACGCGGACGTGCCGGCCTTCGTCGCGAAAATTCGGAGAGCGTCCGGTGTTGGTGCGCGGGCCGTCGAGTTCACGATCCTGACGGCCGCACGTGCGGGCGAGACCCGGCATGCCGTTTGGTCCGAGATCGACTTAGACGAGGAGGTTTGGACGGTTCCCGCCGCGCGCATGAAGGCAGGGAAGATGCACCGTGTGCCGCTGTCCGCGCGAGCCGTGGCGATCCTTCGCGAGATGCAAAAGGTGGCGGTGAACGATCTCGTGTTCCCCGGACAGCGGGAAGATCGGCCGGTGTCGGACATGACATTTGGCAAGGTGCTCAAGACCCACGGGGCAGGGGATTTCACTGTGCACGGCTTTCGATCGTCATTCCGAGATTGGGCAGGGAATGAGACGGACACGCCCCGTGAGGTAGCTGAGGCCGCCCTTGCACATTCCGTCGGCGACTCCGTCGAGCTCGCCTATCGTCGTGGCGATGCCCTGGCGAAACGACGAAAGCTTATGGATTTGTGGGATGCGCACTGCGAGGGAGGCCACTAATGGCGCCGCTGCCGAAGATCGATAAGGACGCAACCGCCATCACGAGCATGCAGTCGCAAGGCCGCTACGATGAGGCCATGGCTCGTCTGCTCGACCTTCTAAGAGGAGGTACCGCAAGCCCGGCGGTTCAGGCCATCGCAGCCGAAATGTTAGAACCGAAGGCCAAGGGAGTGCGACGTGGACCGAAGGCCAAGCTCCCATTTAAATGGCTGGAAATGGGCGAAGCGTACCGGATCATGCGGCTCGAGGGAAAAACTGACACAGAGGCTAGAGGCGCAATGGAGGATCGCTACCCACGAGGAGGGCGGACGATCGACACGATCATCGCCTTCTACAACTCGGCCCTTCACGACTACCAAGACCTGCAAGCGGCATCACTACGCGACGAGTCCCGCAAATAATTCGGAAACAGTCGCGAAGACTTCATAGCCAAAATGTTCATATTGGGCGTCACCCCAAACGGAGTGACCCTATGCAAAATCAGAACGACAACACGCCTCGGCTCGTCTCGTTAAACGATGCGGCCAAGCTAACAAGCCTGTCGCGGACGATGATAAATCGGTATCGCGGTGAAGGTCGCTTCCCCGTTGCCGTCACGCTCGGCGAACGCCGAATCGCTTTCGTGCGATCAGAGGTCGTCGCTTGGATCGAGGAGAGGATCGCGGGTAGGGCCGCGGCGTGAGTGTCGTCCATGAACTCCTTCCCCCAATTACGTCATGTACGTGGTGGGGTGTCGCGGTTCACGAAGCTGGCCATGCGGTCGCGTACACCCATGCGGCGCTCGCGATTCACGGCAATTCTTATGGTTGCCGAAGCGTCCACATTCGTCCCGGCATGTCGCCACATTGGCTAGATGACCGTGGCCGACCTCAAGTAGGCGCCGGTGCCTGTCAGACGACGAACCTATTCGACATCGGCATGTCTCAACATGGGCGGTTGCCACCCCGCGAATTCCGGCCCGGCCTACGCCGCGTCGCCGATTGGGAGATCATCGGTTGCCTTGCCGGACCCCTAGCCGAGCTTGACAGGCAAGGCCTTGTCGGGCCGGTGACCGACCGCGAAGTCATCGTGGAAGACGCCGGTGGTGGCGAGGACTTAGAAAAGGTCGACATCCTTCTAGAAGATCTCAAGGCGCTCGGGCGGCGGAACCCCGGTATTAAGCGACACATGCGCCTTGCATGGCGGCTTGTGGAATCCAGTGCCGAGGCAATCGAGGCATTGGCCGAGCGACTGCAAACCCAGCACCACCTTGAACAGCAAGAGGTGTGGGAAACGATTCGGCCGCATATAGCCGCCGCATAAAAAAGCCCGCACCACCGATAGGGGCCGCGGGCTTCCCTTTTTCATCAGACTACCTTCCCACGATAACTGGAGGAACGCCAATGCGCGTCCTGTATGCCCACAAGCTCGATGAAACGCAGCGCGACGGCCACGTGTGCTTATGCACGGTCGACGTCGAACTCAACGAACACGTTCGGCTCTACGCCCTGCGGCTGCTCCGCATGCGCGACGGCAACCACTTCCTCTTCGCACCGAACGCCGGCAAGCGGCGCACCGCGACGTTCTCACCCGCCATGTCGGCGCGCCTGACTGATCTGGCGCTCGCCGCCTATGACGCGGCCAATGACAACGGCCGCTAAGGACCGGCTGTCCGCCTTCAAGTGGGAGGCGGCGGCCCAAAGCCTTGAAGCCAAGCTGAAGCTGCTTTCGCTTCTGCCCTACCATCCCGGCACCCGGCGGAAGCATACCTTGGTCTTCGGCTTCGTTTTGGATTGGTACCATTCGAAATACGGCGACGCTCTCGCTAGCGTCCGACACATTGTCGCCCACGTGACAGAGCGCGATCCTTTCGGGGGCGGGCTATATGCCGAGGACGTCCACAGCGCCTTGACCGACCTTGTAGCTTGGCAGTTTCTCCAGCAGGAGAAGGGTGCAGGCCGGCGTGCTAGCCGGTACATCCCGAATTGGGAGCTGCTCCGTAGTGTTCGGGAAATCCCGAACGCAAAGGGTGGTGGGTGTAGTGTACTAGAATCCCCGAACGCAGGTGTACTAGAATCCCCGAACGCTACGCCCTTTAGTGTTCATGAATCCCCGAACGAAGATCCATCCACTCCGACCCGGACACTAGATCCGGGGACGGATGTGGATAGAATTGATTCCGCCGTGCCTTCGGCACCACCGGTGGCCGCCGCCCTTGGCGCGGCCCCGGTGGGCGCGTCGGAAGAAGAAAGGTTCACCGTCCTTTTCCGGGCTTATGGGGTGCTGCTCGACTACGACGGTGGAATCACCGCTTTCCGCAAATTGGCGCCGAGCGCCGAGCTCTACGATGACATGCTTCAGGCGGCGGTAGTCTGGCGATCAGCATGGCAGGCCGGCGGGGACGCTAAGAAGGGCCGACGTCAGATCAAGACGTGGATCGAGAAGAGGGACTTCCTCTGTGATCCACCCGAGCGCCGGCCGGAGAAGCCCGCCAAAGCGCCTAAGCCGAAAAAGGCTAGCCGTGCGCCCGTGAACGATAACTCCGTGTCCACGGCCAAGCTCGGCGCTCAGCCGCGGATACCAAGGCAGGTGGTGACGATTGAGCGTGTTGAAGAAGTGCACCTTGAAGATCGGAGCATCTGTCGGTGCGTCTTCGCGCTTGAAAATGGCGAGACCATCACACGTGATTTTTGCGTGGAAGCTGACGACCAGGCAGAGCAGGAAGCGGCTTGCAAGATATTTGATGTCTTCGCTGATGCTGCCGGCGTTGACGTGTCCGAAAGCACAAAGGGATTAAAGGGCGCGCGCTTCACCTACTCAGAGCAAAACGGAACCGGTAAATACGAGGCCTTGGCCGAGGCTGCTTAGACTGCGGAAGTTCCGCAGATGCGCAAATTTGCGGATGTACCGTGGTGGCGAAATTTCCACCTCGCCATACTGGCGGAGAACGCCAGTGACGTTCCGCCAATTGGCGAAAGGTGCAGCTTCCAGACTGGGGAAGTTCCCCAGTATGGCAGAGGTGGCAATATTGCCCTAGCTGCCCGAAGTCGGCCTTTTCGGCGGCGATGGTGCGGGTCTTGCCTTGAGCTAAAGGTGCAACTTTTTTGCACCTTTTCTGTAGGGCGGCCCAGCCTGCTCCCCGTCTTCGCGTCCACCGCCGCGGCAATGGCCACCTGTTCCGACGGGGTGAAGTCCTTGCGGATGTTGTTGGCGTGGGTGAAGCTTCGGTTTTCCATACTGGAATTTGTTCCAGTATCGGCGCACCCCAAGAAAAAAGAACGGCCCCCGACGCGGGAGACGTCGAGGGCCTGTTGAGCGCGACGGCCGGGATGGGAGAACCAACCGTCATGTATATATCAGCACGTCTTACTTAAGGTGTCTAGATATAAAGCATAGGCAAATGGTGCTCATTGTGTGTGCAAAGTGCTCGCTGCGCTGGCAGATAAACTCGCTTCAAACCTTTCCAGATACTATATATAGTGGACGCGTCCGTGCGGGGCGCTAAATCTGGGCGATATAACCATGAACATCATCAAGGCTGGCCCCGCGCCGGCGAACGACAACGCGCGCCATGCCGACAGCTTCGCCAGCCTTGCAGAGCGTCGAGCTTGGCTTGCAACGTTGCCGGCCAAGGCAGAACCGGTTCTGGCGTGGCCGACGCTAGAGCGGCTTCACCACCTTCGTGACAACGAGCAAGCAGTTCGCACCCTTCTGATGTGGCGAGCGCTGAACGACGCCGCTGCGCCTGTGGCCGCGAATGACAACGACCCGGCCGTGTCGGACATGGATGAGGACCTTCGCCGCGAAATCCGGCCGACTATCGGCGAGCTTCAGGCCGCCGTGGCCGATGTCGTATTCGAGGAGCCGAGCGAGAGCCGGCGACAGAGGGCAACCGGGCGGTGGCCGGTTGGCGGCGACATAGAGCGCGATGCCGGCGGACGCATCGTTCGGTTGGGCGCGCTGCGCATAGGCATCGTTGGCCGCGTCAACCGGGGCCGTATCATTGAGTGGGGAAGGACCGCCAAGGGCATGCCGCTAGGCCCGGTTGATCGGCCCGCGGCGCCGAAGGGCAAGGCGAAGCCGAAGCGGACGGCGGAATCCATCGCCTTCTACCTTTCCCGGCGTGGAACGGAATGGCCTGCCGAGTACCAAGGCCCGGCCGAGGCGCGGGTTGTCGAGATTGATAGGTCGCCCGAAGTCGCGAAGACGGCCGCAGAGCTCGCCAAGCATGGCGTAGACGGCGACGTCGACTTCGATACCGCGCGTCGAAACGTTGGCCTTGCCCCCACAGAACGCGGACAGCCTTACGTTCACCCGGCAGCGCGCTGGGTAGGAGGGCTTACCCGGTTCGAAAGCCCGAAACAAAAAGGCAGCGTTGGCGAGCTTGCGGCCGAGGTCGACATGGCGCGCACGTCGGCGCTGCGGTCGGTGAAGCGGTTCCTCACCGCACGGGAGGTCGAGATCCTCGATCTCGCGCTTACCGACGCCACGGCGGCCGAGATCGGCATGGCGGTTGGGTATTCGGCTGAGTACTCACGAAAGCACGGTGGACGCTTGGTAGACGAAGCGATCGACGCTTTCCGTAGAACGCAGATGGCGGGCGACGAGAAACTTGCGGCTTGATTGTCCACTCAAGCGTCCCGTCATCGCGTATACAAATATGAGATTGATTTAGGCTTGCGGAAGCAAGCCTAATGTTGCGCGTCCGTCCAGTCGCGCAACAACGCCGGTGCGCCGCACACGCACCGGCACCTTTTACAGATTGCCCACTGTTTGATTGGTTGCGGTGGGCAATCGCCCGCTGAGCGCGCTCACCCGCGAGCCGGGCGTCAATTTTAGTAAGGCCGTCCCGCCACCGCGGGGCGGTCTTTTCTTTTGCCCGTTCGCCGTCATCGGCGACTAAAGCACCGAAAGGCGAACACCTTGGACGATCCCACCCGGCGCACTCTGCCACCCTATTGGACTGAATATTTTCTGACGCCGGCAGAGGTCGCCGAGATCATCGGCACGCCGAATTCGACGTTCGACAACTGGGCGCGCACTGCGCGGCTGCTCGGCTTCGACACCTTCGGCAAGCGCCTGAAAGGCCGGCGCGTCTATCGTCCGGCCGACCTCTTCGCGGCCGGCTTGATGGCCGCCATGTATCGGCTTGGCCGTCCAATCGGCGCCGACGAAATCACGGCGGCGGTGACGTTCGGTGGTGACGTGCCCCCGGATTTGGGCGACATGCTGCGGATGGACGATCCTAAAGGCGAGGGCGCGGTAAGCGTAGACGCAGGCCTCGTCTACACCGGCGTTCGACACTTCGCGGGAGAGATCTTCGACTTCGGCGTTGGGGACGTACCCGAGGTCGACGTCGGCATACGCATCATCCCGCAAGGATGAGTGGCATTCCGGCCACACCTCCCCCCGGTTAGGTTCTTCCGACCCCCTGCCGAGGCCTTGCGGGCGGGGAGGCCCGATATCCGGCTAGCCACAAGTTGAAAAAGTTCATCTTGCTTCCTAACCGTTGACGGCCGCGGCCCCGGCGTTGACGGCTTTTGGCGTTCTGAACCGCGAAAGTCCCGTGTTTCTCGGCTTTCTACCCGGATTGTTCGGCCCATGGCCAAGTCAACGACAGCTGCGGCTTTGGCCGTTGACGTGTTGATGCCGTTGACGAAGGGCCGCCTTTTCTCACTCCCAACTGAATGGAATAGCCGATGACAACTCATCGTCTACGGGCCGCCCCTTGAGCGGCCTCCAGCGTTTCGTCGTCCGCTCATGTTGCCCGGGCGCCCGTGATGAGGGCGGGAGCCGTGGCTACATCGAGCCGGCAAATACGCCGGAAGGCAGCAGCTTCGGATTTACCGGCCTACCGGCACCGATCGTTGCCGAGGTCGAGCAGCCCGCCGAAGTGGAGTGGCCGATCGCCCTGCATGAAGCAGGACATGCCGTCATCTCGCACCTTCTCGGTCAACGCATCGCCGACGTATCGGCCGTACCACCCGCCCGTGTTCGATATGTGGAAGGGCAGCCGGACGTACTGTCTGCGGTGCAGAAGATTGCGCTCGCGTATTTTGGTGAGATCGGCGAGCAGTCGGACGACCGCCGCTACTGCCCGCTGTCGAAGGATAGCGAGGCCGAGTACCTGGGCCGCATCCAATGCTTCCGGTTCGGCTCATGCGACTTCTGCCGGATGGCAGCTGTTGCGTGGCAAGAGGTCGGCCTCGGCGCCGAATACGCCGATGCCGTGGCCGTACTCCGCGCCGGGCAGACTTTCGCGTTCCAGGTGAAAGAAACGCCGCAGGTCCGCATGGCCATCCACCGCCTTGCCCGCGTCCTCACCGACGAGCGCCAGGTCGACGGCGAACGCGCACACTCCATCATCAATGACCTCCTCGAATTCGGCGCCCTCACGGCGGCCGGAAAGGAACCAAATTGTTCGAATTCTTAAAGAAGCTGAAGCCGAAGGCAGGCTCAGATGAAATCTCGAAAACCCGGGATGGCATCGAACTCGACGCCCTACGGGCCGCCCACGAAGCGGCGACGGCGGAGCGCGTTGATCGTCTGCTTGCCGGCGCCGAGGACGCCGAAATCCTCGCGATTGAGACGCGCATAGAAGCCGCGCGCATCGCTGTGGATCGCGCTGAAGTTGTGATTGCCGACCTCGACCGGCGGTATGCCGAGGCCGCCGAGGCCGAGCGTATGCGGGCGGAACAGGCGAAATTTGACGCCATTGTCGAGAAGATCGAGTCAGCGCGGGCCGAGTGGGACGCCGAATATGCCACCCATGCGACGGCCCTTGCAAAGCTGTGTGAGAAGATGAAGGCGGCAGACTTCAGTTATAATGACACCCTTAGGCACGTGATGATGGGCATGTACGTGTGCGACACAAGTCGGTGGAAAGATAACTACGACCGATCATGGGCTGCCGTTACCCTCCCGGCGGTGGAAGGCTTCCCGGGTTGGGGTTCTTACTATGACACCGTCGCCGAAAACAAAGCTTATCATGCGAGCATGCAGTCATGAGCACCGCTTCGATCAAGGTTGCCGCCCCTAAGTTCGGACGCGCCGCTGAAGTTCGCGCGGCCTCCTTCAACGAAGCCGACAATTCCGTTGAGGTGATTTGGACCACGGGCGCTTCGGTACGCCGTCGCGACTTCCGGTCGGGCACCTATTACAATGAAATCCTAGAGGTGACACCGGAGGCGGTGCGGCTTGATCGGCTAAATGCCGGTGCGCCTTTGCTCGACACCCACGACGACTTTTCCTTGTCCTCAGTGATTGGCTCCGTGATCCCCGGTTCGGCACGGGTCGAAGGCGGCAAGGGCTACGCCCGTGTTGCGCTTTCACCGGCACCCGGCGATGCCGATGTGGTCGCCAAGATCCGCGGGGGCATCATCCGCAACATTTCGGTTGGCTACTCGATTCACAAGGTGATCCGCGAGGCCAAGGAAGACGGCGCCGACGAGGATTGGCGGGTGGTGGACTGGGAGCCGCTAGAGATCAGCGCCGTCCCGGTGCCAGCCGATGCAGGCTCCCAAATTCGAACCGTCCAAGATCAAGAGACGGTCGTGGAGATCGTGACGGTGGATACCCCGTCCACGTTTACGGACCGACGGGCCCGGATGGAGGCGCGCCAGCGCGCTATGGCGACTACGGCACCCGTCGTGCATCGCGAAGAACCGTCCGAACGCGTCTTCCGTGCCGTGACGTCGCTGGTCGAAGGCGGAAAGATGAACCGGAACTTTGAAGCAGCCATGCTCGCCGGCCGGGCCGCGGCCGAAGGGCAGACGGATGCCATGACGGCGTCGTTGGACGGCTGGAACCGGGCGTGGGACCTACCCGGCGACTGCCGCGGCGCCGCTTCGGCGGTAGCCTTCATGCTGGTCGCGCTAGCGACCTAACCCCCACACACCCCATCAATGCCGGCCGCCGCGGGTTTGCGCCCGCGGTGCGTCGGCGCATGTCCGAAAGCTGCCCATGGGCCTCACTGTCAAAATCAAAGGCGATGGCATCGATCGAATGCAAAAGGCGATGAAGGCGCTTGGTGATGCCAAGGGACGCCGCGCCTACCAAATGGCCGTCAACGACGCCGGCAACAAAGCGAAGACGGCTACCAGCCGCGCCTTGGCGAAGCAGTCCGGCTTGAAGGTTGGCGTCACCAAGCGGGCCTTGAAGCCCACCGCCGCTTCCGGTGGCGACTTGAACTACACCTTGAAGGGTGAAGGCGGGAACATCGCCGTCAAATACTTCGCGCCGAAGGAGACGGATTCAGGCGTCAGCGCGAACCCGTGGGGCAAGCGCGCCACGTATGCCAACGCCTTCATGTCGGGCGGCGAATGGCCGGGCGGACGAAAAGGCTTCATCGGCCGCGGCCACGCATTCTACAAGGCCGGCGGAAGCCGCCTGCCCATCAAACGGGCCAAGTCCGGCGTCGTCATTCCGGACGAAATGGTGAAGGGCGTTACCGTCAAGACGTTCGAAGACATCGGCCTGTCTGCCTTGGACGAACGCGTGCTGCACCAAATCCAGCGGGCCTCGAAGGGCCTCATTTCATAGGACGGACCCATGTCGGATTTCGAAACTGCCGAAGTTGAAGGTCGGGAAGAACAACTGGAGCGTATGCGGGCGATGTCATTCGAGGAAGTAGTGGCGGACCCCGCGGCGCACGCGGTATCCGACACGCCGTCGGATACCGCGCCGGTGACGCCCGCACCCAAGGTGGAAGCCGCACCCGCCGAAGTGCCCGTGCCGCCCTTCGCGCCTTCGGCCGCAACCTACGACCGCGTGCCGGCCGTCACTGTGCCGTTGCTGCACCCCTTCACGGCCGGCGGTGTCCGCGTCCGCACCATCCGCCTGACGCCGCCCCGTTTGGACTACATCGAAGCCCGTGCGGCGGGCCGCATCACCCGCCTTGAAATGGTGGCAGAAATGGCCAGCCTTCCGAAGGATGTCATCGGCGCCATGCGGTGGCCGGACGCCGAGCGCATCCTGTCGTTCGCCGCCGACATCGCACCGGACGTGGCGGCTTAAATGGGCAAGGCATCCTCCACGCTTGTCCTTGGTCTGGATGACAAGGTCAGCGGCCCGGCGAAGGGTATCGAAGGCGTTTTGCTACGCCTTGGCCAACGACAGGGGACCTTTGCCGATGGCATGATGCGGACCACCGGCGCCACGTCCAAGGCGGCATCCGCCCTCGGTCTTTACGCCCGTGGTGCCATGGCCGTCGCCGGTCCGCTTGCCGGTGCCGAAGGTATGCGTCAGACGGTAGTTGCCGCGGCGGATTTCGAGTCCGCAATGACCGGAATCCAAAAGAAGGCGGGCACCACCACCGCACAAACCGCAAAACTTGCTGAGGAAATCAAGGAGCTAGCGACGAACGGCAGTTTGGCCGTCCCCATCGAGGAAATCGCAGCGGCTTACGAACGCGGTGCGGCCGCCGGCATCCCGTTGAACGAGCTAAAGCAGTTCGCTTCCCTTTCCGCCAAGGCAGCAGACTCGTTCGAAATGTCCGCGACGGACGTCGGTAACGCCGCGGCCGGGTTCAAGGTTAGCTTGGGCATCCCCATCAAGGGAATGCAACGCTACTTCGACCTTATCAACGGGCTTGCGGATAGCGGCATCGCGGACGAGTCGGACCTGGTCAATTTTCTCGACCGGGCAGGCGCTTCGCTAAAGCAGTTCGGACTTTCCGCCGAACAAGCGGCCGCCTACGGCGCCACCATGTCGAACTTGAAGATGGCGCCGGACATCGGCGCCAACGCACTCTCGACGTTGACCGGCAAGCTTCTTTCGCCCGGCTCGCCGAAAGCACAAAAGGCGCTTGCCGCCATCGTGGGGAACACGGTTGAATTCACCAAGCTTCTGAAGAAGGACGGCAACGCAGCGGTCCTGCAATTCCTCGATAGCATCAACAAGCTCGACAAGTTCAAAGCCACCGAACTCCTCAACGGCTTCATCGGTGAAGGCTTTGACGACGAAGTGTTGCGGCTGGCCAAGGGCGCGGACGAACTGCGCCGGAACCTCGGATATGCGGCCAACGAAGCGAAGTGGTTCGGCTCGCTCGACACTTCGTACAAGCTGAAGCTTGATGACTTTTGGTCGCAATGGCAACTCGTCAAAAACGCCTTGGAGAAACTGGCGATCGACGGCGGAACCATGGGCATGCCGGCCTTCAAGGCGGCGTTGGATGGCGCCCTCTACCTTGTGGCCGAAGTCGACAAGGGCTTGAAGAAGTTCAAGGCCGAAATCAACATTGACGCCCTGACGAAGGCCACGGATGCCGTGGGTGACTTGGGTGGCGCCATCGGCAAGGTGCTAGCCCTTGGCGGTGAAGGTTCGGCGCTAGAAACCTTCTTCGGCCGTGTCGCTACGTCCGTAAACCTTGTGTCGGATGCGGTTGGTTTGGCGCGTGATGCGGCCGAAGCCATAGGCTTGGTGAAGGAAGATGACACCGCCGCCGAACGGGCGGCGCGCCGTCAACGCGCGGTAGATGGGTACGCCGAATTCACGGGGGAAAGCGGTCCGGGTCCGCTGATCAAACACATTCACGACAACCTCGGCAACGAAACCATGACGCCGGAAAAGCGCGCAGCACTCGACAAGATGCAGCTGCCGAAGGAGCAGCAATACGACCCGGGCGGGACGTTATCGCACCGGGAATGGCTTCAACAGAAGCGTGCGCGGGACATCGAACGGGCAAACGCACGTGCCGAGCAGCTTAGGCAGCAAGTGCAGGAATGGGCGGCCCCGAAGCTAGCCGCGCTGCCAAGGCCGGCGGCGCAGGGACCGTCCCCGGTCGCAGCACTGGCACCCGCCGTGGCCATCCCCACCCCAAGGCCGGACATCGCTGGGCCCGTAAAGGCGGAAAGCGATGCGGCGGCCCTTGCGGCCGAGCAGGCCGGGGCGCGCATCACCGAAGCCTTCAATGTCACCGCGACACCAAAGGTGGACGCTTCCAGCATCGATGCGCTCATTGCAAAAGCCCGCACCGCCAAGGCGGTTCTGACAGACTTAGGGGCAACCGCGAACAGCGTTTCGGCAGCCGCTAGCGGCAAGGTCGGCCGCGTCACTGCCGGCGCACAATCGTCCATGAACGACACCTTTTCCGACATCGAACGCTAAGGAACCACTATGGCCTGGACCGTAGACTGGCGCGTTACCATCGACGGTAACGACGTCTCCAACAACATGCGCGCCTACCTGATGGACATCACCGTGTCCGATAAGGATGGGGCCGCGTCCGACACGTGCTCGCTGAAGTTCGATGACACCGGTGGGCAGCTTCTTTTGCCCGAACCGGGCGCGGCCGTCGTCGTCTACCTAGACGGGGCCCAGGTGTTCGAAGGCGTCGTGGATTCGACGCCTTGGGAGCTAACGCGCGGCGGTGGGCGAACCTTGGGCGTAAACGCCAAGGGCGACGACCACCGCGGCAAGACCAAGGAACGCCAGGCGTGGCACATGGACGAAGCCACGTTGAAGGACGTCATGGAAACGGCGGCAAAGAAGGCCGGCCTTCAGGGCGTTGTCATGGACCCCGAACTTGGCGCCATAAAACGGGATTATTGGGCGTTGGACAACGTATCATTCAACCACTTTGGGGCCGACATGGCGGCCCGCTTCGGCGCGACGTTCAAGATACGGGGCAAGCGCGCCGTGTTCGTCAAACGGGGTGCGGGCACCACGGGCACCGGCGACGCGATGCCTACCATTACCGCGTCTATTCCGGGGAACGTCATTTCGGTGAGCGTGGACCCCGCCCAAGGAAAGCGCCGCTATAAGAAGTCGACGGTCCGCTATTTCGACCGCGATTCGGCGACGTTCAAATCCGAAAGCGTCGACATTGACTTGGACGATGTGGACGTGACGAACACGAGCCGCGAACTAGCCGCGAATGCGGATGACGCCAAGCGCCACGCGGCGGGCCGCAAGTCCGATAGCGAACGCGATTCCGGCACCGGTTCCGTCGAAATGGACCTGTCACCCGAAGCGCAAGCCGAGGGCACCCTTGTTCTGACGGGTGCCCGCCCGGGCATTGACGGCACCTACCGCATCGTGTCCGTCACCCACAAAGCAAGCCGCTCTAGCGGTGCGACGACGACCCTGGAGATCAAACAGCCGCAAGGAGACGCGGGCAAGACGGCCGAACCCCCGCCAACGTGCCGGTGCCTACGTCCGCGCCGCGCTAACAAAGCAGTGCCAGAAGCACGGCTACTTGGCCGATAACGAAGGCCGGCACCAAGGCGTAGGCGATTGCGGGGCCATGGCCGGCTTGGCGGGCCGTTTTCCATGTCGTGGCGAGGTCTGTAATCAATCTCATGCGGACTTAATGCACCGCGGCGGGAATGGTCCGCGATCCTTACAATTTGAATTCAACACGGCGGCGTGACGCGCCGGCACACGCCCGCACGCGCGGGCACAACAAGGAGAATACCCATGGCCCTTTCCGGTCTTCATGTCGTCTGCGGTGTTGCGGGCAGTCCTGCCGAACTCGGCGGCCACGCCATCGACCTCCCCCTGATGTCCTACGTTCTTCACTGGTCCGAAACGCTTGCCACCGCCGGCCCCACGACGAAGGCCGTGCCCGTCGGTGCATCGCGCTCGGCCTTCCGAGTTCGGTGTTCCGTTGACGCATACGTGGCCGTCGGCAAGACGCCCGATGCCGTGAATGGTCCGCGGTTTTATGTGCCTGCGAATGACGACTACGACGTCATGGCGCCGGCGGAAGCGAAGGTCGCTTGGGTGGCGGCGTAGGGTGAAGGGCGGCCCCGCTTCGGCGGGGGCGGTCTCGGCTCGGCAGACACAACAAGGATATTTGTTGCAGACGCACTAGGCGAGCTCACGTTGAATTTGCATGATGCAGCTCGACCCGGGAGCGTTTATGCCTTTTCGCGAAGAACTGCCGCCTCAATGTCCGCCTGTGGAGGCAGCAGAAATGACTATACCTTCGGCGTGGCGATTGGTGCACTCACCCCAACCGACGATTGACGCTTTTAGCTCACATGCTGCACTCGGTAAGGCGCGGATACCGAATGTTAGTGAGTGCGATCATGCTTCTTGCTCACTCTTCATCGAGCGTGAACGGGTGCAACGGCTTGCGCGACTTCCAAAGCTTCGCCAGGGAGCTCACCTAGCAGAACTTACAATTCCGGTCACGGCTGGGCAATGTTTAGTGAACGAAACCTCTAGTCACGTCCACTTATGGATGTATCGCGACTTCGATCCCGTCGCGCACATCATTGCTGTGACCGAAGTCTGATGGCGAAACTTAAGAGAAAGGCCATCTTTCAGGCTACTCTCATCTATTTAGATGAGCCGCAGTTAATATTCCTGAAGGCAAAGGGCGTGAACGTCATTGCGGTTGCAGTTCCTAGTGACGATGCTGGCCAAGCTCGATTTCTAGCCGTCACTGCGACTCCGCGAAACTTCGAGAGCTATATGGAGGGCAATACCGATCTACGCTTCCTGTTTACGTTTCCTCGTCAGCGGTCTCTGTACTACTTCGATCTGATGAAGATGGTTGGCGGCGAAGTGACCATGCTGCCACATGAGGGACCCGTCCCGGAGGCTGACCTGCCATCGCCTAGACTCTTCTCGTCCGAGCATACGGAGGAATTCGAACTGCCGCCTAGGGCTGAGGACGAGCAGAAACTTATCATTGATGGTGAGTGGGATATGCCCGAGTTTGGAAGTTTCTACGGGCAGTATGCTGACATTTATTATTTTGTCGCTGCAACAAAAAAGTGGGAAGATCCAGCGCACGATCCCGGCCGAAAAGCAAACATCGCCGCGACCTTTCGTGATAAACCCTACCAGGGTGGATCAAGCTACAAGCATTTCTATAACGAACTCATCTACCAAGCTCCTCGCGACGAGCGCGCTGGCTTGGAAAGCATCGCATACGCATCACCTGGCATCGTCAAGCTATCTGGTAAAGAGGAGTTGTTCGATGAGGTTCGTGAACTAGTCGATCATTACCTCGATAATCGTGGACTAGCCGTCAAAGCCTACCAAGATCTGTATAACTATCTCTCAAGGGCAAAGCTTCTAACATTAAGTGGAGATCGTTTCCAGGCAGATAATCCCGCAGCCGCATTCATCGGAGCGCAAACCCAAACGTTGTCTGATGCGATGAATTTCCCATCGCTGGCTGCGGTAAAGGAATTGGTGGGAGGAAACGCCCTCGTAGCGGCTAAGCTTCTACTGTCGCTCTTCCGAAGGGTTGAGGAAGCGTCGACCTACTTTGCACAAGGTCGCATGACGTACACAGATTGACGATTGCGGTAAGTTACGGATCGCCCACTCTCGACAACCCGTCCCGGCTCGGCATAGCTCTCGTCTAACACCGGGTTGTGGTGATGCGGTTAGGTCTGTGGTGGGCCGTTTGAAACCGCTAAGTGGTGAATGAAGGGTGCCCCTGTGGTGGTGGGCACCCTTCGCCTTTTCTAGGGTTAAGCTGAAAGGCGGGATGCCGCGGCTTGATCGTCACGACGACTTATCTGCAGGCCGTGGGCCACGGCGCCGCTTTTCGATAGTCGGCACCAACGGTTCACCCCTCTTCATTCGCAGTGCCATATCCATAGCAAGCTTCTGCCAGTCCGGTGCCGGACCGGCGGGCGGGTGCGGTGTCATCCTGCGAGGCTCCGCAGGCGGCACGACGCACCGTTCCATCATCGCTTTGATGTGGTTCAAGGTTGTGTAGTCCTTATTGGCGACGCGCAAGATAGTAAGCCGCCCTTTCCGCGCTTCGCACCGAAGTCCGCTAAGCGTCATGCCGCCATGCGGAAAGGCGATGGGGATGATGTCCTTCAAGCGAATAGGCGTATCGGGGTCCATCGCGTCACAACCTAGCTAAAAAGAGCGTTGGCCTTTACGATGCGACCTTCCGGCGACAAGCGAAACCACACGGACTTGAGCCATCCGACGTCTATGAGCACCAGGCCTTTATCGTACAAGATCCTAAGGCACTCGAGATCGGAGCGTCCGAGCGTGTCTGCTTTCAAGCCGACGCTATCTTGTGTGGGTCCGTCATCAAGCCGGATAAGCATCTCAACTTGTTCCGGAGAAAGGAACATCATATGGACGGTATCACGATAGCCGCTTGGTCGGCTGTAACGTCCGCAATTTCCTTACGATGGCTTTCGACTTGAGAAGCACTTAACCCCGCCATCGCACGCCAAGCTACTTCCGAGTTCTTGAGCCGTTCACGTACATTCGCAAGAACGGCTTTTCCGGCATCGGTGCCACACGCATCCGCCTGCAGTAGATACAACCTCGTTCGGGCATCGAGAATTTCGATTTTGGTTCCTTGGGTCATTCCGTATAGGTAGGGTATCAAGGGTCGCCCGTAACAACTAAATCAGTAGCCCCGCCTGTTTAACCCGAGTCCCGCGAAACCCACCCGTTTGGCGGCAACCCTGCCGGCAGAAAAGCCGTCCAGCCAAGCTAAGCGCAAACGCGTTCGGTCATGCGCATACGGGCATCCGACCGCCGTCTTTTCCCGGTGATAGCCCGCCGCGGCACCTTCGGCGAATGCCGCTTTAAGCGCTTCATCACCCGTCCGAAAGTACGCTTCCACGTCCCACTTCATGAACCTTCCCCGACGCGACAGCGGACGGCCGACCCCGTCCAATCGTAGCCAATAGCACGGCCGTGAACGGTAGCACGTGGACGGTGGTGCCGCTCTCGTCCTTTACTTCGAAGGTAGTAGTGGCGTCGATGACTTCGCCGGCCCTTAAGCGCTCGGCGAGAATTTCACGTGCGCCCGCTTCGGCTTCTAAACAAACTTGACCGAGGCTTGCAAATTCTGTGCCTTCATCATCGGGTACAACCCCTTCGGATGTTAGCACGTTGAAGTAGTAGCGCATTTCGGACTCTGCGTTAGGTGTTTCCACCTACGGTTTGCATTCGCCCGCTAGTGCCCGCAATGTCAGAAGCGTACACACAAAACCTAAAAGTCGTTAGTTTGCAATGCGATGGCCGGCTATCCTTTCGAACGGTCAGCCACTTCGATTAAGCCGCCCGGGCGACGTCCGCGGCTAATCCCGATCCCGTAGGCGAACGCCGGGGCCGTTGCCATTGCGGTCAATGAACATGACGCCGGCCGTCTCCAGTGCGGTGCGGATGGCAGCAATAGTGCGGCACCGAATCAGCCGTCCTTCGGGAGAAATCCACTTTCCCTGAGATGAGCTGCCAGCAGCCGTTCCACGTACTGAGCCATCGTTCGGTCGTCCGCTTTCGCCGCTGCGTCTAATGCCTCCTTCAGGGAAGGCTCTACGCGTAGTGATATCGCGGCTGTTTTCGCCATCGAGCTACCTTGTGTGCAAGTGTGTGACAATGTGTGTTGACGCAATGCATGGCATGTGCGACGTCTGCATACATCATCACACAAGGCTCGCTGCCTTGCAACAAGGAGCTACCCTCATGGTTAAGACATCCTGCACCACCCACGTCGCCACGAACCTTGCGATGAAGGCAGGCCGCATCCTAGCGGCCCACACCTTCGCCGATGAAGCCGGCGACAGGGAACGCCGGGACACGCTTCGGTGTCGTGTGCGTGCCATGGAATCGGAAGCCACGTGGCATCGTGCCGGATCGCCCGAAGCGGCCTTCCTTCAAATAGGGGTCGCCCGCGGCATCGTGGACCGGATGCCGGATGTCGAAGAACGCGAGGCGCTAAACCGCGTCTTGGCTTCGGTGGCCGGTCTGCTGGAGGCAAGCACGGGTGTGACGCGCGAGTCGGCCGGGTTGGCGTTCTACGGGACGGCCGAAACGGATGCCGAGCTTTGGGTCTAG